GCGTGATGTCTGCGAGGATGAAGTCGATACCTTCTACGAGCTTGATCGTTACAGTGATGTAGATCGTGCTGCCGTCTATGCGAACGCTGAGGTCCTTGAAACCCTGCGGTGCATCGTCGGTAGAGACCGTGATGCCTTGTGCGAGGAACGTGGCGAGCACGGACTCCGCTGTTCCTTTGACCTCTGCTGCAAGGATCGTGTTCTTGACACCGACGTATCGGTTCTCCATGATGTTGCGGAAGTTGTATGCAACGATATCAGAGGCATAGAGAACGTTGGCGCGGTTGTAGACCCAGTTGTCATCGATGCCGTAGGTGGTGTTGTCTACGACCACTCGGAAACCACCGGTTCGCGGAGCTTCCATGAACGTGAGCCCTGACAAGATGGCGTCGTCGTACTGGGTGTCTGGGTCGAAGCCTACAACGATGTCTGCTTCTGGAGTACTCATAGGTTGAGACGTCTGACGGATACCAGAGCAGTTCATGAACTTGAACGTCAGCGGAAGGCCGATAGGGGCACCGCCGCGAGCACCGGCCACAAGACAAGCCATCGCCCATGGTTGGAACCACTGGATAACGCCTTGAGCGTTAGACTGACGAACGTCCTGGATCATCATCTGAAGCCTAGCATCGGCCATGTTACCGGCCTTGTCCTTGGATGCAGAGTACGTGCCCTTGAAGGAAAGGTAGCCTTGGCGCTCGCTCTTTCTTTTGGTGGTCTTCATGAGGCTGATGTGCGTCTTTACTGCCTGATGGATACCGTCGATCGTGTACGTGGACGACGCGTCGGTCAGGTTGTCTGCGATGTCTGCTGTAGCGTCGCGAGAGAACAAAGGAACGATGGAGTTGGCGTGGAACTTCTCGAACTTAGACAGCGCGTTAACGATGTCGTTTGTCACGGTCGGGCCTTTTGCTCCGCCTGACAGAAGTGTCTCGGTCAAGGCAGCAGGAAGACCGACGAAAGCTGGACTCACGAGTCCTGCAACGTTGGACTGAGCGAAGAAGTCTTGGACCTCGTAGGCGTCTTTTTTCAAGCGAGCTGGCTTTGTGCCGGCAGAACCCAGAGCACCTACGGCAGACACGCGATCTAGCACGCTAAGGCCAAGCTGGTTGTAGACCGGGCTAGCGACCTCAGCAGACCATCCTGGCTGAAGTGATATAGACTCGGCAAGCTGCTTCAACGTTACGAATGCCGCTTTGTCGAACGTGATCGATCCAGCGGAGTCGGTTAGGGTCACTGTGTTTAGCGTTACACTTACAGAAGCAGAGGTTACGCTGCCGACAGTAGGGTCACGGCCGATTGACATGACCACGTTTCCGCCGAGCGTGTCTGACTCGACCAGCAGGTCTCGCTTCTGGTTCAGCGTGATCGTGGCGCTCGGCTCAGACGAGGCGACAACCAGACCTGCCGTAAGGCCGAGCTTGGCGAGATCGCCAGGAGTGGAGTCGATCAGCTCGAAGCTGCGTCCCCAGCCCAGCTGAAACTGAGTAGAGGCTGCGTCAAGTTGAACGCGAAGTGCGCCGCTTGAAGCCGATACGTCGAACGCAGCTGGAAGAAGTGCAGCGAGCTCTGCCACAAGAGTCGCGATGTCTGCGTGGTCGCCAGAGGTGGTCGACAGCGTGTAGACTGCAGCCGCACCGCCGTTGATGCGTGCGCTGAAAGACGCTCCGTTGAGCGCTGCGCCGAACGCAGCAGGAACCGATCCTGTCTTAGATGGAACTGACTCTGAGTTCGCAAGGATCTTAGCGGAGATCTGGTTCCCGCCTACGCCCCACTCAGAGGACCTGATGGTTCCGTATGAGCCAGAAAGAGCCAAGCTGGCGCGAACAGAAGCGTTGGTCTTGTAGACCCAGACGATAGAGGCGCCGTTTGGGATCGCGCCGTCTGCTGCTGGCGAGAACAAGAAGTTGAGAGCGTCTACGATCGGACCGCTGCGGTACTTGTTGCGGGCTTCAACGAGACGATCTGCTGTGTAGTAGTTGTCTGCGATGTTGGTCTCTGCTGAGCCAGGTGCGCCTGCATCTGCTTCGCCGAAGATGGCGATCAGACCTGCGGCTCCTAGCGGAACGTTGCCGCTGAGGTCCACTTGGGTCCTAGAGTATGCGCCGGGCTTGTAGATCGTGGCCCCGTTAAACGATACATTGATTGCCATGGCTGCTCCTTCTTATATGATTCCCAGCTCTTTTAACTCGTTTTTCTGCAGTAAACTCTTTTTG